AGAAACATCACGACACGTTAACAGAATATCGTGATCGAAAGTACGAAGAAGTGATGTCTTCCGCAGAAGGACATATTTACGTTAAACCAATCTTCGACTCTACGGAAGACGATCCGTTTTGTGATTGACTCTGATCTGTATTGGTGTAAGATCGGCCAATGGCTCTTTTCAAGAATTCAAAGATTGCTATATTCTCAGATCTACACATTGGAGTACACCAAGATTCAAAATTTTGGCATGATGTTACATGGGAATGGGCGAATTGGTTTGTCAACGATGTAAAAAACAAGGGTATCAAAGATATTGTTTTTTGTGGTGATTACTTTCACACAAGAGACGAAGTATCTGTTGATACCCTTCATTTTGGTACAAAGGTACTGGAACTGTTCAATGATTTCAATTTGATCATGCTTGTTGGTAATCATGATTGCTTTCTGAAAGATAGTTCTGAAGTTAATTCTATTTCTCCTTATGCACAGTGGCCCAATATCACTATTGTGGATAAACCACTATTGTTAAATCAATTTGGTATTGATATTAATTTCATTCCTTGGGGAATTAAACTTGCGGATATTCCCAAGGCAAAAATAACATTCGGACATTTCGAAATTCAGTATTTCCGAATGAATTCGTATTCTTTATGCGATGATGGGTTTCTTGCTGAAGAAATTTTAGAGAAGAGTCCGTTGGTTATTTCTGGTCATTTTCATTTAAAAGATGAAAAGATTCATAACAATGGAAGGGTTTTGTATGTTGGAAACCCATTCCAGATGGATTTCAATGACTCGGGAACAGTAAAAGGCTACTACACACTAGATCTGAAAACCAGTGATATGGAGTTTACGGAGAATGAGATTTCGCCAAAACATTACAATATGACGTTATCTGGATTGATTTCTGAGAAAGTATTCACGCCATCGGTCAAAAATAAATTCAAAGACAATCTGGTTCGTTTGAAAATTGATCGAAGAATTTCACCAGATGATGCAGATTTTTTAATCACTGCTCTGAAGTCATTAAATCCTACTCAATTTAATGTTGAGTACGAAGCAAACATATCGGATTACGATCTAGAAGAAGAAAAGAGAGACTTCTCTGGAATTGACGTACAACAGGCTATAATTGAATTTATAGACATGCTGGATGCCAGTAATAAGAAAGATATTATCAACTACACAATCGAACTATACAACAAAACTGTTTAATGAAAAAAGTAAATTTTAAAAAGATAACGATAAAGAATTTCTTATCTTTCGGAACTGAACCAGTCGAACTAGAATTCAAAAAAGGATTTCACGTTGTAACTGGAGTTAACAGAGACAAATCTGATCGCCAAAATGGACTTGGTAAATCCGCCATGATGGAAGCTTTATATTTTGCCATCTTCGGAATGACTATTCGTGATCTTAAAAAAGATCTCATACCTAATACATTTACTACGGGGGTATGCGAAGTTGTATTAAATTTCGAAGTAGTATCTGAAAATCGTAAAGATGAATACGTAATAAATCGTACTCTCAATCCATCAAAACTAGCATTTCGTAAAAATGGAGAAGACATAACACGAGATAGCATCAAAAACACCGAAGAAGTTATTCATACAATTATCAATGCAACTCCAAGCATTTTTGAGAATTGTGTGATCATGACATTGAATAATACTATTCCATTCATGGCTAAATCCAAAGTGGAGAAGCGTAAATTCATTGAAGGTATTTTTAATTTAGACGTATTCAGCAGGATGTTGAGCAATGTGCGTGAGAAATACAACGACACAAAACGAGAATATGAAATTGAATTGACCAAAATGGAAGATGCGGAAAAGAATCTTTCGTCTTTGATTATACAGAAAGACAGAATTCTGAGTAATCGTAAAGAAAAGATCTCAGTATACGAAACACGGAAATCCAAAAACATTAATGAAAAGGATAAACTAATTCAAGAAATTGATGTTAAAGTTTCGGAAAATTTAGAAGAGATAAAAGAAAATATTAAGAAATTAAAACTAGGTAAACAAAAAACCGAAAAAACTATCACTTCGTTAAATGAAGAAAAATATCGTTTGGTTTCTGTTATTTCTCAGAATGAAGCAAACCTAAAGAAAATCGGAACTTCTGAATCTACTTGTCCTGTGTGTGTTCGTCCAATCGAAGAACATGATAAACAGATGATCCAACAAGAAAAACAAAAGATTCAGGAGATCATTAATCAAGATAAAACAAATCTAAAACAAAACACAGAACAGCTTGAAGCCTCCAAGCAAACCAAGAAAAAGCTGGAAAATGCTATTGATAACTTTAATGATAAGTTAAATCAATTCTTATTAAATGAACAGAAAAAAGACAGCATTAAAGACAGAATAAAACAATTAGATATTTGGTTATCTCAATTAGATGGGGATATAGAAGAACTAAAGTCTATCGTAACTGAAGTTGATCCGTATATTTTACAAACATCTGATTCGTTTGATGAGCTAAAAGTAGCAGTCAATGAGTTTCGTTATAAAATGAATCTCATGGATACAGTAAAATTTATTGTATCTGAAGAAGGAGTGAAGTCGTATATTGTAAAGAAGATTCTTTTGTTATTTAACGACAGAATTCGTCATTATCTTACGAGATTAGATGCAAATTGTATTTGTAATTTCAACGAATATTTCGAAGAAGAAATTGTAAATGAAAAAAACAAAGCATGTTCGTACAACAATTTCTCCGGAGCAGAGCGTAAGGCTATCGATTTCGCATGTTTGTTTACTTTTATGGATATGCGTAGATTACAGGGTGATGTTACTTATAACATAAGTATCTTCGACGAACTATTTGATAGTTGTGTTGACGAAAAAGGAATTGATAATATTACTAAAATTATCAAAGATCGTGTAGAAAAATACGATGAATGCGTTCTGGTTATTTCTCACAGAAAAGAGAGTATCAAAGCAGCAACAGGAGAAGTCATATTCTTAGAAAAGAAGGACGGAGTAACAAAACGAATTGATTATAATCCATTTATCTAATGAACTGCGTATTTTGCTCAAAAGAATTAACGGATGATCAAGCAAAAACCCACAAAAGACGAGTAAAACGAGGAATAAATAAATCAGGAAATCATTTTTGTAGTTTAGGTTGTAGTACTGCATATCGAATGAAAGCCGAAGCATATGACAGAAAAGAGGAATATTTAAAAAGTCCTAGATTATGTAAAGTATGCTTGACGAATATTTCATATGAAAAGTTTGTGCAAAAGAAAACAGAAAAATGTAATAGAAGTAAAACACTAGAAGAAATTAATATGTTTTGTAGTAAATCTTGTGCGGCAAAACATAACAATCAAGGGAAAAATCGACATGCTACAATAGCAAAGAATATAAATTCTTTGTATGATTTAAAAAATACAAGCTTCTTTAAAGATTTATTAAAAGATCTCGGTCTGAATCAGTGTAGTATATGTGGATGGAATAAATGCAGTATAGAAATGCATCATATAAGAGGAAGAAAAATAGAAGATCCGCATAATCATTCGAATCTGACCATAGTATGCCCCAACTGTCATGACGAAATAGAAGCGGGATTAGTTCCAGAAAAAGATATAGTTTTGATGAGTAAATCAGTACCAACAAATTGGAAAGATTATATACCGGACAAATACAAAAAAAGAAACAAAAATACTATTTAGTCTATCTTGACTTTGTTGGTATCATTTTTAAATAAAGCTAAATGATACCAACATTTACACCACCGAAACCTTTTCAGAATTTTTCTCCTGTTGTTCCTGTGGGAGTTCAACAACAACAGGAGCCCAAAAAGCAAGAACAACCAGCAGAAACTCAATTAAAACGTGTCATTCAATACGGAGCAGATATGAGTGGATGTGGTCTTTATCGTCTAGGTTGGGTCAGCCATCTTTTGAATTATCAAGGCAAGATGATGGTGTGTGATTCCACTGTAATGGTACTTGATCCAAAATTCTATTTTAATGTAAGTGTTTGCCGCATACAGCGTCAGGCAACATCTGCACAGAAAGAATTCGTCAAATTTCTTAAAGAAGTTCAGAAACAAGTTGGGTTTAAAATTGTTTACGAAGTGGATGATGTTGTTTTCCGTGAAGATATTCCTGATTATAATAAGTTCAAAACAGCATTCACATCAGATGAGATTCGTAACAATGTTGTGGATATTATTAATATGTGTGACGAAGTGACTGTTACTTGTGATCACATGAGAGATTTGTATCAGGAGAAAACAGGCAAGAAAGAAATCACAGTAATTCCAAATTTCCCTGCTAAATTCTGGATTGGGAATTATTTTGATCCAAATCGAATAAATGCTTTATATGACAAAAATAAAAAGAAGCCTCGTGTGCTTTACGCTGGCAGTGGCGCACATTTTGATGTTGAGAATCGAATTGGTCAGAAAGACGATTTCGAACATGTTATCAAGGCAATAATTGATAGTCGTCACAAATACCAATGGGTATTTATGGGTGCCTTTCCTTTGGCATTGCGTCCGTATATTGAACGTGGTGAGATCGAATTTCATCAATGGCAGAGGTTGTATGATTATCCTGCAAAGATTCATCAATTAGGAGTACAGATGATGGTTGCTCCTCTTCAGGATAATCCGTTTAATCGTTCCAAGAGTGATCTGAAATACATCGAAGCATGTGCATATGGATTACCAGCAGTGTGTCAGGATATGTGCACATACAAAGACGCTGAAATTAAATTCAAGACAGGAGAAGAGATGTTGTACAAGATGGAAGAAGAACTTCGTCGTGCGGGACATTATAAGAATAGTTCTTATAAGCGTAGGAAGGTTGCTGAAGATCGGTTTTTAGAAAACGAAAAGAATTTGGCATGTTATGAAGAATTATTCACACTTCCTTTTGGTGATCCAAAACGGGTCAATTTGAAGCGATATAATCCTTGAACTAACAAGTAGGCTGTGGTATTGTTTGTAAATGTTTGGGTATCGAAACGCAGTATACAGTTATAAAACAAAATCAGTTGACGTATATACTTGGGATGGGGACGGTGTTCCGATTGTAACAAATGTGGAATGCCGTCCTTATTTTTATTATGAAGATAATCATGGTAAAGAAACCAGTATCTTTGACACACAGGTAAGTAAAAAATCTTTTGAGACTGTGTTTGATAAACATAAATTTATCAAAGAACGAGGATTAACACGGTTGTTTGATAACTTCAATCCAGTACAACAAGTATTGATTGATATGTTTTGGAAGTATAATGATACCGATGATTTTACTAAATTTCCCTTAAAAATTCATTTCGTAGACATTGAAGCCGTGGGAGCAAATGGATTTTCTAGTCCTGAAGATCCAAATGATGAAATCAATGTAATCACGATCTATGATTCTATTCAAAAGACCTATCACGTATGGGGTGTTGGTCCATATAACAACAAAGAATCAGATGTAGAGTATAGACATTGTAAATCCGAAAAGAAATTACTTGAAGGATTTTTAGATTTTATCAAAGAAAATCCACCAGATATTCTATCGGGATGGGCAAGTGATCGGTATGATGTTCCATATATCGTCAATAGAATGGAACGAATTCTTGGTAAAGAAGAAGCCGATAGTCTATCTCCATATAACAGAAGACACACAAAAACATTCATGGGAAAATTTGGTAAGATGGACACAGTCCATAGAATAGAAGGTATTTCTTGTGTGGATTATATGGATATCTACATAAAGTTTTGTCCATCAAACCGAGAAAGTTATAAACTAGATTTTATCGGTCAGGTAGAATTAGATGAGAACAAACTAGATTACGGAGAACAAAGCTTATATGAATTCATGACGAATGACTGGGATACATTCGTAGATTATAATATTCAAGACGTTCGTTTGTTAGTAAAACTCGAAGAACGGTTACAATACATTGAGTTGTTACGAATGTTATCTTATATGGGATGTACCACATTCGAATCAGCACTAGGCACAGTAAGTGTTGTTACCGGAGCAGCCGGAGTAGAAGCCAGAAAACGTAATCAACGTTTAAGCACAACCGTAGTAGATGATACAGATGTTCGTGATTTCGAAGGAGGATATGTAGCAGAACCTATCGTGGGTCATCATCGAGGTATTGTTACATTTGATGCGAATTCATTGTATCCAAATACAATGATCACACTAAACACATCACCCGAAACAAAAGTAGGAAAGATTATTTCTATTGAACCAAATAATATATCTATTCGTAATTCTGATGGAATTGTTGTGGATATGAAACCCACAGAGTTTAGTAAATTTATTAAACAAGAAAAGATCACAATATCTAGATCCAAAGTTATGTTCACTCAAAAGAAACGAGGAGTATTATCAGACTTGGTTGATAAATTTTATAAGAAACGTGTGTTGATACGTACAATTCTAAAAGATTTAAAAATTGAAATAAAAACAGCATCAGAAGAAAACAAAAAACTATTAAAAAATAGAATCAATCAATTAGATACAAAACAACAAGCAATCAAGCGAATTTTAAATTCTTCATACGGTGCAACTGCCAATAAATATTGCGCAATTGGTGATGCTGATATTGCTGAATCTATTACACTAACGGGACAAGCAGTTATTAAACAAGCCCGAGAATTATATAAAAATTTCATTCGTGAAAATACAAACATAACAGATGAGGCGGAAATCGAAAAAGGACTAATCTTTGGTGATACAGATTCTCTTGGTGTATTGATATCATTAGTAGTCGATCAATTCTCAGAAAACGGAAAAGTTACTCAGCAAGCTTATGAAGTTGCAGATAAACTTCAGAATTATATCAACGATAACATCAAAAAATGGGCGGAAACTACATTAAACACAAACGATTGTCGTTTTGAATTCAAGCGAGAACTTATGTGTGATTCGGCTATTTTCTTGGAAAAGAAACGATACGTATTTCATGTATTAGACAAAGAAGGCATTTCGTGTGATAGCTGGAAGTATACTGGTGTAGAGGTTGTACGCACCACAATGCCCAAGGCAATCAAGCCTTATGTTAAGAAGATTATTCAAAACATGGTGCTTACTAAATCAGAAAAATCTACTAATGAAATCTTCAAAGAAGCTTATGATAAGTTTGTTCAGATGGATATAGGAGAAATCTCTTTGTTGTCTGGTATCAAAAATTTAGAGAAATATTCGACAAAATCAGACGGATTTAAAACTGTGAAAGGCATGCCTTGTCATGTCAAGGCTGCTTATTATTATAATCTTTTATTAGATGAATTGGGATTAACCAAGAAATATGAGAAAATAGTGAGTGGTGATAAGATAAAATACTTCTATCTTGAAACTCCTAATATGTATTCTATTAATGCGATTGCTTATAAAAACAAATATCCTGTGGAATTTAACGATTTCTTCAAACCAGACATGTATGTTATGTTTGAAAAGGATATGTATAAGTGTATTGAACGTTTTTATAATGTTATGAACTGGGTTCCACGAAAACCCACTGAACAATTAATCATGACATTAGACGAACTTTTTACTTGAAACCTGAATTAATTGTGTTAATATTATTACTGATATGAAAATCACTACATTTATTGATTCCATTGGACGCAACATCCTTGCTGAAGAAATCAACACATCAGACACCAGTCTCGTTGTGAAGAACCCAGCAATGATTAATGTGGCCCAAGCACAAAACGGACAACTACAAGTTCAGCTAATTCCTCTTTTCTTTGGAGAATTCATTGATCCGAGCACCCGTGCTGATGGCACTTCGTGGTCGTTTAATCTAGCCACCATTACTCTTGGTCAAGTATCAGTCGATGCTCGTCTACTAGATCAGTATACCAAGGTATTTGCTGCCGCACCAGCAACTCCAGAAGTTTCGAGCGAATCAGTGATCAAGTTGTTTGATGAGAAGGAATAATTAAGTTTGTTTGTGAAAAACCCACAAGTATTTCTTGTGGGTTTTTTTTTTGTTGCTTATCGCAATAAAGATGCTATGATGTATCTCTATGGACAAAGACATTCGAAAAGTATTAGAAACGCTGGAGGAAGGAAATCCGTTTGCTTCCTTCTTGGATAAGACTAGTTTGAGTCGAGTAGATTCTTGGATTGATACGGGATCTTATGTATTGAATGGTATCATGAGTGGAAAACTAAAAGAGGGAGGAGTCCCAATGGGCCGAGTAACCATGCTGTTTGGTGAATCACAAACAGGAAAAAGTTTATTCATCCAGAAAATTCTTGCCAATGCACAGAAGAAAGGACTCACTGCGGTTATTTTCGATACAGAAAATGCTATTGATGCTGAAAGTGCAGAACGTCTAGGATTAGATACATCCAAAGTTAAGTATGTTCCCGTATTCAATGTAGAACAATGCAGGAATAGTATTCATAAATTTCTGACTGCTGTGCGTGAAAATAAACTAGAAGGAAAGTTTATCATTGCTATTGATTCGCTAGGAAATCTTCAGAGTTCTATTGAAAATAACAGAATTGAAAAGGATTCGAGTTCTGTGGATATGGGAACCCGTGCAAGAGCTATCAAATCTTTATTGCAAACATGCACTCAATTAGCAGCAATCACAAAAACTGGAATTGTTATTACGAACCACGTGTATGATAATCCCGGTGACATGCATCCTTCATTAATCAAAACAATGTCTGGAGGAAAGAGCGTTATTTATATGCCTAGTCTTTCAGTTCAGATTTCTAGGAAACCTGTAAAAGAAGATGAAATGAAATCAGAAACAGGTTCTACTGCCGCCTTACAAAGGAATTATGTTGGTATCCTATTAAGAGCATTAACAGCCAAAAATCGTTTTATTAAGCAATATCTACAAGCAGAAATCTATCTATCTTTTAATACAGGAGTTGATAAATATCATGGATTACTAGAATTGGCAGTTGGTCTTGGAGTTATAGAACAAACGGGTTCGACCTATTTATTCAATGGCGATAAAATTGGATATGCCAAGACATTTATCAATAACTCGGAGTTTTGGGAAGAAAAGATCATTCCGTTGTTAGAATCTAGGATTAAAACAGAATGGGTATATTCGGCAAGTCAAGATGCGGAACTTAAACAACTAGAAGCAGAAGTAGAAAAGGAATAATTATAAAATATGTTAAAATTAAATGATATATCGGATCTATTGTTTTCTGAGTTTGCAAAAACCGGAAAAGTAGTAGCATTACACACTGAAGGTAGTTATCTTGTTATTAAAGTAGGAACAGCAGATTCACGAATAATGAACTGGGAAAATATGTCTCCTATTGCTATTTTAGATATAGCAAAGAGTTTAGTTCTGAAAGAGAACTTTCGAGGTAACGTGATACTACACGGGTAAAAAAAAGGGCCACCTAAAAAAGGTGGCCCTTAACATTTAGTAGTTTTTGTAGTTTTTGTATTTTTCTTCTAGTTTGAATTTATGTTGTCTAGACTTTACGTAATTTTCTTTTAATAGTCGATTAACTTCGGTTGGAGATAATTTAATATTTTCTTGTTTAATTTTTAAATCAGATGGGTGCTTAATTTTATTAATATTTTTCTTAGCGAATTCTTTATAAAATGGAGATTGTTCTTTTTCGCATCCGCAAGTATCTACTTCTTCTGCATCTTCTGTGTCTCCTTGAAAATTGAATTCTAGTTCTTTTTTATGATTTAATTTAGGTGTTGCGTTTATTTCTATTTCTACTTCTTGAGGTTCGTCTTGATCATCTCCCATGTCTAGTTCGTCCTCAAAAAAATCTTCGTAATCATCGTCATCATCAGAATCTGATGGTAGTCCACTATCCTGAACATCCGAGATTTCGCCTTCAGTTTCTTGGCGGGAATTAGCTATTCCGTCTTTCAATTCAGGATGAAACTTTCCTCTTGTGATGGATTCGGAACTGGCAATACGAATGATATCTTCATCAGCTATGGTGTTAATATCATATTCTTCTCCCTTTTCATCACGAAGAGCATCAGCAATTTTACCCACAACATAAGTAGGAGAATTACCCAAAGAAGTTCGGGTGAATAGATTTGCTATTCTTTGTTTAAGACCATCGGTATGTAATAAACCTTCGTTAATTATTTGTTTATTAGCCCAACCCGGACGATTTAATATACTCATAACATTATTTATTGATTTTTTTACAATTTGTGATAAAATTTATTTATGAATCCGAAATTAGTAATAGTATCATGTACTAGAAAGCAAAAAGAAGAAGCTAATACGTTACCACTATATCGTGCTTATACCGATGGATTACACAATCCTAATATAAAATTAGATATTGTCTGGGAAAATACAGAGGGAATGCCTACTGTATATAACAGAAAAATACAAGAATATCGAAACACTGATGTAGAGTTTCTGGTATGTGTTCATGATGATGTTTATATCGATGATTTGAAATTATACGAAAAATTATCAACAGCCAAATCAAAATTAAATTATGATATTATTGGTTTAGCAGGTGGATTAAATCCACGTATAAATGAAATTGGCTTATGGCATCTGATGACAGAAAGAAATCATCAGAGAGGAGAAGTAGCTCATCCTGCTGGCAATAACAACCAAACAATGACCACGGCTTTCGGTCCTACTCCTGCTAGAGTAGCAATAGCAGACGGGTTATTTTTGGCATTACATCTTCCTTCTATTAATAAAACAGATTGGAAATTTAATGAAAATTATATGTTCCATCACTACGATATTGCTAGTTGTATTGATGCAAATCGAAAAGGCTTAAGAATTGGCGTGTATCCCATACACGTAGTCCACAGCTCACCGGGACTTTTATCTATGCATGATAAAGTTTGGGCGGACAGTAATGATAAATTCGTTCAAGAGTACAAATAGTGGATTTTATTGAATTTTCGAATAAATCCATACATGGAAACTAATTCGGAAAAAATAGAAAATCGCCATAACTTTTTGTGTTTTTGTAGCATGATGTGCATGATCAACGGCAAAAAGTTAAATCTACCAAATATATTTCTATTAATCCTTAAAAACGAAACATATAAGAGTTTATTGAAGTATCTATTAACAATAGATAACGACTACGATCTTTTTAAATTTTTTATTGATTATGATTCAACAATTTCAAAGAGCAAATACATATCAAAGTATCTAAACTCAACGCAAGGAACTAAAATTAAGAAAAATGTGTACGGATTTCGAAAAGACCCTTTACAACGAGCACCTAAAAGAATCAAGAAAGTCAAAAAACCAACCGTACAAGTTGCGGAAGGACTTCTCAAAGATTGATAGCACCACTGAGCTTTGCCTCAAGAAACTATCTTACTTTTTTATAAAACATAAAGAAATTCATCCTTCTGAATTTTTCCGTGCTCCCTATTCAGTATATCCTGAAGGAGAAACATTTAGGCTACAATTCTACACCACGCAAAAAGCTATAGCTGTGTACAAAATCTTCAAAGAGTCACAAAAACCGCTTGACTCGGAACTAATAACTGATAAGATCATCCACGTTACGAAGAACTAAAGTACAACAAACACTATAAACAAATAAAATACAATGACCTATAATCCATCAATGTTCCAGTCAATCAAGGCAGCAATCGCCAAGAGCGAGACCTCCTCCGGAAATCCTCTTTATAAGGAAATCCTAAAGTTCAAGGTAGGCAATACATATGTATTGCGTCTTCTTCCTAATCTCACCGAACCACAGAACACATTCTACCATTTTTATACACATGGTTGGAATAGCTACACAACTGGTCAGTATGTTTCTACCCTGAGTCTTCAGACTGTCGGACTCCCTGATCCAATTTCCAAGGAACGTTTTCGTCTTCTAAAGAACGGTTCAGCAGAAGAAAAGTCCAAGGCAGAAACAGTAAAGTGGCAGGAACAGTGGTTCGTTAATGTTTATGTTGTGGATGATCCAGTCAATCCAGAAAACAATGGAACTGTAAAGATCTTCCGTTATGGCAAGATGCTTGATAAGATGATCAAGTCGGCCATTGATGGTGATGATTCTGATGAATTTGGCGCTCGTGTGTTTGATCTATCACCTGCGGGAGTTAACTTCAAGTTGAAGGTCGAGAAGCAAGGTGAATGGACTTCATATAACAGCAGTCGTTTTACTTCGCCAATTGATCTTGGACTTTCTGACGACAAGCAAGAAGAAATCTATGGTTCTGTGCATGATCTTACTGCGGTCAATCAAGTAAAGACCGAAGCAGAAATCACAGATATGTGGAATCTGCACTTCTTGGGCAAGACAAAGACTGAAGAAGGTGTAGTTGAATCTTCAGTTCCAGCAGTTGTTGCGGAAACAAAAGAAACCACCGATTCTAGTAAAGAAGAAATCTCTGATGAAATGGTAGAAGCCCTCCTAAAGGGACTACACTAATAACTTAAAAAGTTTAAAAAATAAAAAATCCCGAGTATAGAAAACTCGGGATTTTTTTGTAACTAATCTCATATGAACGAAGAAAACCTACCCGAATACGAAATCTCACCAGCAGAACTACAAAAGACCTTGATAGGTTTTTTGGGACATACCTACAATCAAGTGTCACAATTTGACAGTGGAATTATTTCCAGCAGCAGTACGTTAACACCAAAGAAGCAAGAATTTGAAAGTCTTGCACAAAAAATCATGGTGGATACGATCAAACCTCATGCTCAACAATCACAGCAACAAGTAGCATTAGGTAATATCCCGATCAACGGACCAGTACAGCATTCGCCTAATTATCAACAACACAATCAACCAGCACCAAAGATTGATACAAATCAATTGGAATTCTCGTTTGATAATAGTGTTACTGCATTAGCTATAGATAAGCGTCTCGATGATATCGAAAAACGTCTTAAAAGGCTCGACATTACTATGTCAAAGGTGTTAGCATTGCTTGAAACAAATGATCCTGAGAATTCTCAATAAGACAAATTTTACACAGAAATTCTTGCATCCCGTATCAAGAATTAATGATTTGTGTACACTTACAGTTCAAGAAAATTCTATTTATAATTTAAATAGAACAGCCGATTCTAATTTCAGTCTGTATTCGGTCTGTACTGATGTAGAAACTATTGATTTTACCGAAAACGTAAACCTAAGTTTTGCCGATATTAAGAAATTCATAAAGGCATTTGATTGTATCGCTGATAATACGATTGATCTGGTGATTAATTCCAACAGTGTGGAATATAAATCAAATGGAACTAAGTTTAAGTTCCATTTGATTAACGACAATATTGTAAAATCACCAAATTATAATATCGAAAAGATCAAATCACTTCAATTTGATAATGAATTTAAATTGAATATATCGGTTTATAATATGCTTATTAAGAGCAGTACTTTTATTACCAGTAGTAATAAAATATACATCAGCACGGAGAATGGATATGTACTGGCTGAATTGACTGATAAGTCTAAAAATAACATTGATAGTTATTCAACTAAAATATCCGATGTATACGGAGGTGCTGCAATTGAAAAGGCATTATCATTTAATTTTGATTTATTCAGAAATATTTCATTTTTAAAGACAAGTGATGTGCTTGTTAGATTAAATACCAAAGTCGGCTTTATTGCTTTTGATGTGGATGACGATAAGTACAAATTAAAGTATACGGCAACGGCATATTCCATCTAGTTATGACTTTAAACAAACGACAACAGAATAAAATCAAAACACCGGGATATTTTATTAAACGTCTTCGTGATTGTAAGTTTGGAGTACTGCGAGTATTTCAGAATTTTAGTATGTCTGATTCTCGTCGATGGACAATCTTGATTGATCCGGGAAATACTTCTATTTTTATTACATGTTATTCAAACAAGAATTTTAATAATGAAATTATGTTCGAATTTAATGACGGAGGAAATTACTTTCCAAAGAATTTTTCAATAAACACAGAATCTATTGAAGTAATAGTACAAACACTCGTTGATAAAGGAATTCCTACAATCAACGAAGATAGTCCATTTTTTAAGGGGAAACAAAAAACAAATGCAAACTGAAAGCGAAAACCCAGAACTTCCACGTAAGAAAAAAGAACCTATCAAAAAAACTAAGATAGCAAAAAATCCAGTTAATGATCAAATACAAAAATTATTAAAAGAAATAATCATCAAGAATATCGAAGAACGAGAAGAACGAAATGAATTAGAAGTAGAAGCATTAGTATCTACCATGGAAGAATTTCTTCGTTCGTTTATTGTGATTGGTTATAATTTAAATAACGAACCATTGGTTATCACGAATGCTCGAACACAAATGGATGCAGATGCATTACAAACAGCATTATCTAGATTATTTTTTAGTGTGAACAATGGAAGCAACGGAGCATTCTAATGTCAATCGTTCATCCAATTAAAAGACAAGCATATGCTATAACTACCGGAGCATATGTAGGAGAAATGATTGTTTTTGTGGAAGAGAATGAAGATAATTATGGATTTCTTTCTATCCCCAAAAACAACAACAGGCATATACCAAAAGATAAATTTAAATTTGGTTTGGAACAAGAAATCGTAGAAATCGTGGACAGTATTCCACAAGATGTATACGATCTTTTGGAAAAACAATATACATATAACAAAAATTCATTAAATAGGTAATATGGATATTGTACGCCCAATTAAAATTACATCACCAATCAGTGGACAATCATGCGAACCAAAGATTGTTGAACGCCAATACGGAGATAAGATTTATGTCGAAGCTGCATGGTATGATCCAGCTTCTGGTGCCTTCATCCGTAAGGGTATGGTGAAAGTTCTTGATGCTGCCACTCGTGAAGACATTACTTCTCAGTGCAGATAGTTCTTGAAAAGTCATTATAGCTTTGTTATGATCAAAGCATGTCGTCCTTGCCAGAAGATTATGTTGTAAATAAGTTTTATCAATTTGCTGGTGGACCCAAAAGAAATAGGTATGCTAATACATACCAAGGCTCCTGTCCCATGTGTAGGGAAGGAGCCAGTTGGCTTAAGAAACAAAGGTTCTTTTTCATTCCGAAGAAGAACCTAATTTATTGTCATAATTGCGGATACTCCGCAAACCCATTGAAGTGGGTATCTGATGTAACAGGAACCACTATTAATGAGGTACTAAAAGATAGTGGAGATGTTGTGGTGGAAATCAACATCACTGAAGAGAAAAAGACAAAAATTGAATCGGAAACACTTCCCAAGGATTGTATAAATATATTCGATCCAAAACAAGTTGCTTATTATAAAGACAACAAGATTATCCAGAAATCTATTGAGTTTGTAAAAAATAGATTACTGGACAAAGCTATAAATCGTCCACGAGCTTTGTATGTGTCATTAACTGACAGAGTGCATAAAAATAGATTAATCATACCTTTCTATGACGAAAATGAAAAAATAGTATACTATCAATCCAGAACTATATTAGAGACTGATAATTTATACAAACCCCGATACATGTCTAAAATAGGATCAGATAAAACTATCTTTAATATAAATCAAATTGATAGTAACATGGATCATGTTTTTATTTTTGAAGGACCGATTAATTCGTGTTTTCTTAAAAATGGAATAGCAATCGGAGGAATACAAGAAAGTTCTTATCAATTATTTACTAATTGTCAGGAAGAACAAATGAACAAACATCCATTTCACAAAAGAATATGGGTATTGGATTCTCAGTGGATCGACAAAGCCGCATTTAATAAAACAAAAAAACTTTTAGAATTAAAAGAAAAGGTCTTTATGTGGCCTAAAGAAATAGGAAAAATCTGTAAAGATTTCAATGACGTAGCTTTGAAACTAAAATCATATGAAATCTCTACAGATTTTGTAATGAGTAATCTTATTTAAAATTTAAATTCCACGAAATTTGGCATCGGAAGAGCTTGCTAGATAACCCTTTAGCATTTCGTTCAAGGATGTAACTTCCATAGAAACACGAGCAATTTTCTTTGCTTCTGCTACACGGATTTTATCAAAAAGTGTATCAGGTACTGCGTTCTTTAGTTTTGTTTGCATGGAACTTGGATCAGTTCCATTAAGAAATTTAGAGAATTGTTCTAATTGGTTGATCCATGTTTGTAGGCTACTAACCATGTTGGAATGCATCTTTGTAGATGCCGCCATATGATCAGCTGCTGCACTGGCATCAACATCAAATGCTGTGGGATCAGTACCTTTATCCAAGGTTTGTTGCATGGCATCTGTATCAGATAATTCAGAAGGATCTTGTGCTACGGGTTGTGGAGCTTCGTGTAATACGTGAACGAATGCTTTTTGAAAAAGATTACTACTCATGAGATTATTTAGTCAAATTTGGTAAATAAATGTAGTGAAAACAAAAAATTTAAGAGAAGATACAATGGCTAATGCTGAGAGGCAAGTTGCTGGTGTGGGACCGGGATCTTCGGATCAACCGTTTTATCAGATGTCGGTTCCTACGAAACCTGATGCGTTTCATCCCAGCAAACAAGCCGTATTTCCTTTTGAAATTGATACATTCAAAGCTAGATTGTTCGAGATATTTGAAAAGACTATAAGTCTACGAACTGATTTCGACAAAGCACTAAAGAATCCTTCTACAAAAGATTCTGAAAAAGTAGCCATTCGTAAGACTATTAAAAGAATAGATTATATCAATTCTAAATTGATGGATATACCAGAATATTTAGAAATCTTTTCAGTTGATTAGTATAAAAAATGTGGTATCATTCCACAATGTTAAATGTATTAGTACCGTTTGTAATTTTGTTTTCGATAAGCACGGGATTCGCATTGCCGTTCTCTAGTGATTTAATTAGCTTTTCGAAATACTTTGTATGTTTCACAGTTATCCAAATTATTGGATATAATGTATATAAGAAATACATACAACTTAATTTAGAAAAAATCAAGAATGATAGAATCCGTGAGTTTTCCAAACAAGGACTAGAGATCAAATGTCCTTGCCACTTGAACAAGACAATGTTCGTTCCTATCACACTAAATCAAGATAATGCATTTAAGTGTGGCGAATGTTCTAAAAATGTTTCCGTAGAAGTAAGTGCCCGTACATTTCTAGAAACAGAAATCGTGAATTTAGAAGCAGCAGATGCTGCATTGATCGAAGCATACAAGAAAATTCAACAAGAAGAATAATTATGGAATACACATCATTAGAAATGCAAAATGCAGTGAATACTCCATCGAGTATCACCCAAGTCCAAACAACTGAAGTTAATACTAAGAATTTAAAAGACGAACTAAAATCATTAGTATTTCTCAAAGATAGAAAATTGATGAATGTATATGATTCGGCATTTATGTGCCGCGTCACAAATTCATCAGGCAATGAAGTTCTAAAGAATTTATTGCATTTGATTCGTGATTTTTATACAAATAAATTACGAGAAGATAACGTAAAGAATTTGACAGTACGCAAGAATTTTGATATTATGTTCACTGCATTAGAATTACTTATTATTAATAATATTGATATTTCATCAGATGAAATGAATACATTAATTTTGGGGTTCTTATCTAAATCTTTCCTTGTATGATCAAAAATATATCAGTTACTACCAAATCAAAACAAAAGCATATAATGTCTGTTGATCAATATTCCCGTTGGCTTTGTCTGGCAGAAGCAATGCAGTTGATCGATCAACAGGCAAAGAAATCTAAAGTTGATTTGGATAAGAACAATAAATGGATCAAACCAATTGCTCTACAAAAATATGTAAAGCAGCGTTTCCCTGCTATGAATCACGACTTTAAGGTAGAAGAGAATTTCTAGATTTTGTATTAAAAATTCTGTCCACCGTTAAATCCGTACCAAAAAGATCCAATTTTAGTAAAACAAAACACATCAGTTTTTGCAGCAGTGGTAGTCACAATAGGAGCAATACCCCCCGCCCATTTAACAGCAACACCTCCGATACTCCACGCTACAGTAAATGCCGAAGATTGTGTGATAAACATTGTTATACTGAATGAATCGGAAGGAGCATTAGCCAATGTAAATCCAGTAATGTTTCCTGTTAAATTAACAGGAAACGTATTGCCTGCGTTCATATCTAAAGTTACTGATCCAGTTCCAGTAACAGAAGAAGATTTTTCCGAAAACCCTTTCAAAATCAAAGAGCCTGTTAATGTCCCTCCAGATAATTTAAGAAAATTATCATTTAGATGTTTTAGAGGAACTGCATGATAATCCAAAGAAGGAACGATTCCTGTTCCTAATGTTAGGTTTTTGCCAACATCCATCGTAACCGTTCCATCTTTTTTAAGAAACGGAGTTGTGTCTACTGTTGAAACTCCTGTAATTTTATCATCTACGTATTTTTTAGTAGCTGCTTGTTGTGCAGATGATCCCGAATTGGGGTCTTCTTTTAAAATAAGCAATCCGGTCATGGCATTTCCAACATTTCCAGCCAATGGAACAAATTTATTATCTATTTTTCCGTCTACGTATTGTTTGTGTACCGCGCCAAGTACATTTGTAGTAACAGCAGATGGTAAAATAATATCATTCAACATCGTACCACCTGTGGTTTTGTTGAGATATGCTGTAAGATCAGGAGTCGAAAATCCCGAAGTATAGTCTTTTAATTTTTTAAAATTAACTGCATCATAATCATCTACTGGATCTGCCAAATTAATAATCTTGTGATTATGCATATTCAAATTGTTATTGAAATGGGAAAGTCCCATCGCCGATAAATTTGAATTCAGGTACAACGTACCCGTCATTTTTTCATTAACACCAAACAATAGTCCAGTTTTATCTAGTTTGTTTGCTATCGAATTACTAACTGTGTTTAAATTAGTTTGTAATGTGTTGATTTTTGTCTGTAAACTAGCGGTTATATCTGTAGTTAATTTATTAGATATAGTAGCATACGATACTTTTTTAGTGTTGAATGTGCCCGTACCTGT